GCAGTGTAACCTGCTGGTGAAGATACTTCTGATGTTGTAGCGTAGTTAGTTGTTGATGCACCTAAAACAGCTGCAGAAGTGTACATTGCTAATTTGAATGTATCTCCACCTGCTGAATCAAAATCATGCTCACCAGCTAACAATTGCTTTTTAAATGAATTGCAAATTGCGTTAGTTGTAATAGCCATAATTGTTCTCCTTTAAAATTACGTATTTGGTGATGGTGAAGGTATCTTAATTCTTGGTACCCCATCATCGTATTCTGCACGTCTTCTTCTCCCCATTTGTTGAAGAGCAAAATTCTGTACTTCTTCATTGTACTTTGTTTCGTACAGTTTGTACATATCCATAGGACCTTTTAAAAATCTAAAAGCCTCAGCTAATACACCATGTAACAACATTGATTCTTGATAAGTAGAAAGAAATGTATTGTTAGTTGATGTAAATTCTGGTGGATCTGTAATATAGTTGATTTGTACAGTATATGCAGAATCTGGTATAGGTGCTACAAGAATATTAAAATCATCCCAATTAGCCCAATATTTAGGAAGACCTGTTGCAGCATTATTATTGTATTCAGAAATAAAACTTGTATCTCTTCTCTCTAAAAAAGTTCTTGTGGATCCATCGATTACTTGGACAGATCTCATAATAGTTAAATCAGCAGGTAAGCTTACATATCTATTGCCTGATGTAAATGTAGATGTTGAATATTTTCTAAGATCATCATAATCAACTTTACCTGCGATATCTAATTCTACTGATCTTATAAAATCTTGTATAATTTGATCTGTTAAAACTGTGCTTCCAACTTCTGTATAGTCTCTTACTTGTGTTAAGAATGCTGAATATGTAATTGCCATTATGTAATACTCACTGTTACGGATTTAACTTGTATTGATAATTGTCTTCTTCTATTTTGTAAGGATGGATCAGCTGGAATCATCTCAGATGTACCTTGATTTATAAAAGCAAAATCTCCTGGAAGTGTTAAATCTGCTACACCAACCGAAGCTCCTCCTGAATCTGCTTGAACACCACTTCTATCTGTAGGTTGTTGAAATCTTTGTGGTCTTGTATTTTGTAAAGCAATAGCATCAGCTACAATACGTTTTCTTCTAATTTGAGGATGCTTAGGCTCAAACTCAGAATAATGAACTAGTGATCCATTCCATTCTTTTACCATCTCATTGTATGGAAATGCCATACCCGATCTATCGGAGATAGCTTGTGATGTTTTACCTGTCGCCCATTTTGGCATAATTAAACTCCATTAGGATAAAAAGATTGTGGAGTAATAAATGTAGATGCTCTTTGACCATCTTCATCTAACGCTCTTTTCAATTCATCCTCATAAATTAATTTATTTTGTTGTACAAGCTGAGGTGCTTTTTTCATAGATATGTAATAAGCTAATCCTGCACACATACACGGTAAAAATCTATATGCAACATCTGCATCATTTGTATACGCACCTGCATCTTCAATTCTTTTGATTACATAAAATTTAAGTGTGTTGTAAGTATTTAAATCTGGCGCTTGGTATAAATATATTTTTGGTGTTGTTTGTCTATCAACATAATATTGTGATGGTTGTCCAGTTGCTAATTTATTAGGTAATGCAGCATAAGCTGATCTGTCTATTTTTGTTATTGAAACATCTTGTGTATTTGCATCATTTGATGCTGCTGCAGTTGATGATACATAAGCTTCAAGCACATCATTAACATCTGAATCTACTGTGTATTCAGCTTGTCCTGCAACTAAAGGTATTTCATTTAATTCTGTTTTCCAAAGATGAATACCTCTATTTCCCCATTCAGCAAATAATAAATCTAAACTTCTTCTAGCTGAACGCATGTCATAACCAGAAGTGGTGCTAAGACCACATCTTTCATAACCCTCGTCAATAACTTCATCTATATTCAGGTTAAAACTAGTAGTTCCTGATGTAGCCATTTATATCATCTCCTTTTTAGCGGCCGCTTTGAGAGTGTAAAGCTTCTCCTTTTTGCGGTTGTACAACTTATCTGATTGTACCACCTTTAAACTAAATTTTGAAGACCTTAGGTTTTTTGCTATTGGGTTTCTTTTTGACTTGTAATCTTTTCTTTTTTTCACCTCTAGCACCTCTAAGTTTTCCATCTATTTGTTGTGGTATTGATGATCTTCCTATTGGCATAAATCTACCGCCTTTCCTATTATGGGTTTATATTTAACTTTTTTATCTTCTCTGTATGCATGTAAAAATTGTCTTCTTGGTTGATAGGGTATCCAACTTGCATGGATCCAGCCGCTATTGGGCTCTCCTGGCGTATAGAATTCTAAAATTAACTGATCTGTTTCTAAATACTTATTTATCCAATCTGCAACTTCAGCATTGTCCACTCCTATTATTTCGAAGTCTGCGGCCTCGGCTTTTGCATGCTGTGAATTTTCTGAACTTCCTATTGCTTTACAAAGTTCTACAGATCTAAATCCGCTAGTCACCTTCACTCTTCCGAATTGATCACGTACCGGCTGCAGTACATTTTCACACAGTTGTTTTAGCTTGTCGATTTGATCACCGTTAGGATTGTTATCAATATTTAAACGGATTGCTGTGTCCGATTTGATTAATTCTTGTAATGTAAAATTACGTGAAAGATTCATTATTTTGGTTTAATAATTTTATTTATACTTTTACTACCATCTATATTTTTTTCAAGCTCTGCTTCTACTTCTCCACACATAAAACGTTTATTACCCATATCCATATTTCTACTAGCTTCTCTTTTCATTTTTAAACATGTAGATATATCAGGTTGAATCCTATGTTCAACTAATTCTCCTGCTATAAATAAACAAAGTGCAATAACTGTTTGTAACATTAGTGATTCCCATTTAATTTTCCAATATTAGCTCTAACGCTATCTTTTAATTTTTCTACATCTATTCTAAGTCTTTCAACATCAGTTTGAAGTCTTTCAATATTAACTCTATTGTTCATCATACCATCAACACGTTCAGTTAATTTTTCAAGTCCTTCTGCTATATGTTCGAGAAGCATAAATTGTTCTTGGTCTATAGGTTTTTGAGCTGATGCTTCAAGTAAATCTTGTTCAAATAATTTATTAGCTGTCTCTAATGCATTTAGTCTTTCGATCACACCAAATGCAAACCATGCACCTACAACTACAGCCGCAACCAGTCCTATTAAATTACGTAACGGAAGACCAATACTTGTATTGTCATCAATCTTTATTGACATGACAGGCACTCATCTGAACCAGAATCTAATTCAGCTAATGCCTCCTCTTTACAATCCTGACTACAGAATTGATCTAGTTCATCTTTTGGTTGAAATTCTTTATCACACTGTTTACATTTTTTCATATTTAGCTCCATAACCAATTAACGTATCTTTTCCAAAGTTTTTTAATTAATTTCCACATTTTAAATTTCCTCCACTTTAATGAAATTGCAACAACACTATTATCCACCCAAGCAAAGGCATCGTCAATAGCAGCGAAGAATTTATATATAAATTTATCTATCATTTTTTTTCCATTTCATAGAACATTTTATCGCTATCTTCTGTAACCATATCGTTATCTTCTGCATCCCAATAAGTAGTTTGGACTCTATAGTCAGGCCAGCTGTTATCAGTAGTGTATGAATTAACATGCCACAGAATGCGATTATTAGGCTGAGCTGCATAATTACCGTTATCAAGCTCCAATATATGTGCGCACTTATGTTCTTGAGGTATTTCAGAATGCTCAACATCCAAGATATTAGTGTCTGGATGTGCCCAATCAATTGTGAATAAATATTTTCCATGATAAAACTTTTTATCTAATCCTAAAAATTTTCCTTTTATACCATCCAACCAATCAAAGCAATGAACACTAGGCCAATAACTGAAACAGTTCCACAGTTCCAATTCGTGCGTCTGCATATCCGGCACATCGGCTCGGTCATACGATTTTTGGAAAAACGCAGAGATAGGCAAACGCCAAAAGCACGCACCATTGGGTAGCATGATATTAAATAAGATTGCACGTCCTGATATGCTTGTAAGACCGAAGATAACACAGTCTTCGCTTTCTCCTTGATGTTCTTTAAGATCATAAAGATACTCCTTCCTTATCTTACAATAAATTGGTGGTATATTAGCATTTAAATAAGACATCTAGCATTTCCATCTTCTTCTAGCCTGTCTTAATCTTGAATTAGGAT